GCGGGTCTGCGGATGCACGCTATACACGCCGGCGATAGTGAAGCGGTCGCCCTGGTTCAAGCGCGAGGCCGCGGCTGCGGTCCAGGCGCGGGTGTAGAGCATCATGGTGGCGTTGTTGCCGCCGTCGGCCGTCTGTTGGCCGCCCGTGGCCACGTCCACCAGCGGAGCTCCGCCCAGCGGTCCCACCGTGCGGCTGTAAATGGTCTGATCGCGGAAAACCTTGTAGCCCAGCGAGTCCACCATCTGGCCCTGGTCCCACTGCTTGCCAATGCTGCCGGTGGGGTTGTACAGGGTCTTCACGCCGTGCACGAAGGTGCTCGAAAACTTGCGGTTGACGATCAGGTTCAGGTCTTCGCCCTCGGGCAGGCCTTGTGCAACCAAATAATCACCAGCCAGCAAATAGGGCTGTTCGTCCACCGGGGTGGTGCCGGGGGTGCCGGTGGCGTTGAAGGTGTTGTTAGAAATGAACTGCGCGGCGGCGGCGTTGATGGTCGAGGCCAGCGCGATGCCGGCGGGCTTGGCGTAGAGTTCGCTGGCTTCGCGCAAAGACAACGTGCGCTCGACCGAATCCCACTCGAAGTGGACACCGGAAACCTGCGACACCTTAACGGGCGTCTGGGTATCGCTGATGGGCTGGGGCGAATAGCCCAGGCCGCTCGACACGGTGAAGCGCTGCGGCTTCCGGACGTACACGACGGCGCCCGGTTTGGCTTCCTTCGGTTTGCCGTATTCCTTGGTGACTTCTTTCGACATGTTGCGGCACACGTTCAGTGCGCCGCCCAGGTGCATGAGGGTCAAGCGGGCGAAGATCTGCGGAGTTAAGAGAATGTTATCGGCCACGGTTTTTCCTATGGGTGCGCGCTCACTGGCGCGCGGGTTTTAGGCCTTGATCAGGCGGCCCGCTTCCCGCTTGAACGTCGCCATATCGCACGAGTTCAGATCGACCGAGGCGGCGGCGGATCCGCCGCCCGCGACCGACGCGGGGGGTTTGGGCAGCGCTGCTTTAGGCGCTGGGGCTGCGGTCTTGGAAGCCGGAGTCAGTTGGTGTTCGAGCCGTCCGATTTCGCGGGCAATCGCCACCGGGTTGCCGAGCTTGGCGATCTTCATCGCTTCGTCGGCGTGCTGGTGCAGGTACAACACGATCTCCGGCCCGACTTCGGACTGTTTGATCAGATCGGCCACGCCCGCTTTGGTAACGAAGGGGCCAATTTCCTCGATGGCATCCTGAAAGTCCGGGTGCTTCTCGAGGGTCGCGGCGGCCCGCTCTTCCCATTTGGCGTGGACGGTCTTCTGTGCTGCCTCTGTTTGGCGATTCTGCTCGGCCTGGTCGCGCGTCTTCAAAGCCTCGGCGACTTTGTAGTCGGCCAGCTTCTCGGCGTATTCCAGCTTGGCGGTCTCTAACTCCTCCCACGTGCCGGTCCATTTGCCGGGATCGGGGGGAACGGGTTTAGATACCGCAGCGACCTTGGCGGGTTCGGCGGGTGTCGCGGCTGCCGGGCCAGGTTGCGCGGCTTTCAGCGCTTCCAGCTCCCTGCGTGTCGCTTCCTCGCGTTGCCGCGCTTCGTCGCGCTGCCGGCTGAGCTTCGAAAAACGTCTGTCGATCGCACTCTCGGTTTTGACTACCGGTTCCGGGGTGACGGGTTCCGAGGCCGCCGCGGGTTTCGGCTCAACCGCGGGCTCGACGGCCGCGGGAGTCACGGAAGATTCTGTCTTCGGCTCGGCTGCTGCCGGCGCCGGGGGTTCCGCGCTCACCATCGCGCGCAGCTCGGCGAACGAGGGTGTAGGCGTAGGGGTGTTTACAACGGGCGTTTCCATGGGTTTTACTCCAAGCGTCTTGTCGGATTAAGGTCTCGCGACCGGGTTACTGCTGAGGCTGTTGCTGCGAATCTGGTGCGGGCTGCACGTCGGCCTGCTGTTGCGCGTCTAGCTGCTGCTGCTGGCTCTGCCGGTCGGCATCCTGCTGGGAGGTCTGCAGGTCTTTCTCGTGATCTTGCTGCCCGCTGGCGAGCGCCTGCTCATGAGTCTGTTGCTGGCTGGCCTGGGTCTGCTCCTGGTCGAGGTTGAGGCCGTGCTGGATGGCGTCGACTTCGTTCTCCAGGCGCGCGATGGCGGATTTTACGCCGGCGTTCAGCTCGGCGATGCGGATCTCGGCTTCGATCTGCCGGCGTTTGGTGTCTTCCTGCATCTGCGCTATTTGGATCCGCGCCTGCACCTCCGGCTGTTTGGATTCGAGCATCTGCTGCAGCTTTTGGATCGCCTGCGACTGCTGCATCATGGTCTGCTTGCCCTGCTGTAGCATCTGCTGGACTTGCGGCGGGATTTGTTGCTGCTGGCCCTTCTTGGCTTGCAGTGCCGGGGGCAGCGCCATGCGGTAGCGCTCGGCGATTTCCTCCGAACCGGGCGCGTCCAGGTTGGCGAAGAGGATGTCGCCGGCCAGCGTCATGAAGTTTTTGTCGGCCGTCGCGATCTTGCTGTAGGTGTCGAAGGCCTGCTCGCGCTGCGAGAGGTAGCTCGGGCCGGTGGAGACGCCCGCGCTGTAATCGCCCTCGGCGAGTACGTGGTGCACCATCTCGCCCGTCTGGTCGTCGCGGTAGGGCTGCGGGGTGTTGATGCGCACCGTCTTCGTCTTGCCGTCCTCGGTGCGGATCGGCACGGTTTTCTCGCCCGTGTCGAGCACCTTCAGCAGAGCGAGGAGAATGCGGCCGACGGTCCTGCGCGTTCGCGCTTCGTTGTCGTGGAAATGGAAGTTGGCGTTATCGCTCTCTTTTTTGCGGCTCTCGATCGCCAGGCTGGAGACTTCATTCGATTGCGCGCCGAGCGACGGGTCGAAGATCCCCATCGAGGCCTTCAGCGCGTCGACGGCCTGGTTGTAACCGACTACGAGAGCCTGAATCGGGGGCTCGGCCTGTTCCCGCTCGGGTGGCCGGATCTCGCGGCCGTCGGCATCGTACTGGTTGTAGGGAGCGACGGAGCGCGCCTCGTTGTTGAGGTTTTCCCAGATGTCCTCAAACCCGTCGATGGCGCCGAACGGGGCGCGGTACGGGTTCTTGGGAGCCAGCGCCACGGCCTCGGCGATGTTGGAAACGTACCGATTGATGAGCCGCTGCGGGTCTTTCGCATTGCGGATCAGCGAGTAGGTGCGGCGCACGCCGTCGACCACCTGCTCATCGCCCCACTGCGGCACGATCCCGATATAGGGAACCAGCCACTCGGTTTCGTCCAGCGGCTCGGCGCCGTCAAGGATGTACTGGTACACCTTCACGTCGTCGGCGTCCCACGCCTCTACGCTCTCGTCCACCAGCTCGGGCGCGGCTTCGTCCTGCCAGCGCGTTTCCGTGCTGTCTTTCAACTGCACGCGCTTGCGGTTCTTGTGAATCTTTAGCCAGTACTCGCAGATCTGCACTTCGAGGCCGGCTTTGCCGGTGTTGAACCACTCCGGAGCGGGGCATTCGCCATTGGCGAAGAAGTTGGAGCGCGCGGCCGTGGTTTCGGCGCCGAAACGTCGCTTGTGCTCGTCCTTGGAAATGTTGGTGGTGACGAAACAGAAATCCGCGTCGGAGCAGTCATACTCTTTGGCCGGTCCGAACAGCACCGCAAACTGATTGCTGATTCTCTCGAGGTGCGGCTCTTGCTCGTTCGATTTGTGGTTGTCTTTGTAGCGCGTGGTGACGCGCAGGAAGCCCCTGCCCGAGGTCACCTGATGCTTGCGCGCGGTGTCGTAAACGATATCGGCATCCGATTCGTACTCGATATGGCGGATGCGCGATTGCAGCACTTCCGCGGTTTTGGGGTTGCCGCCGTCGAGCGGCGTGATCTTGATCGCGGGTTTCGACTGCCGGCCGTCGTTCACGACTTGTGCGATGAACGTAGGCAGCCGGTTCTCGGTGAGAATCGGCCGTTTGGCTGCGAGGCGCTGCTTGATCGCCTTGGGGTCCCACTGGGTGGATCCGCCGCCCTCTTGCGGCGAGGCCGCGGCAAAGGCCACGTCGTCGACGGCTTCTTTGCGGTCGAGCGCATCGGCCGCCAGCGCGTACGCGTGGCGCTCGCGCGCCTCCGTCATGAAGGCGGTTACCTCTTTGATGGTCTTCGATTCAAAAGGCATAGAACCAGGGCCGGATGGACTGCACGCGGCGCACGATCTCGCGGCCGGCGTCGGCGGGCGAGAAACCGAGCTCGCGCAAGAGGTCGGGAAGGATCAGCCAGGCGAAGCGTTGCTCGGCCCGGTTGAAGTAATCCGCCATGAGACTGGTGCGCATTTACTTCTCGTCTTCGCCCTGCTGGGCCGCGTGCTCGGCCAGCACCTTGGCGATGTGTTGGGCGGCCTCGGTGTGCGAGCTGAACGCCTTGCGCTCGGGCTCGGGGTAGGACGTGGGCGCGTTCCCTTTGCCGTGGGTCTTCGGTTCGAAGTGCGTGCTCACCTGGTAGGCGTTGGCGTTGTCCAGGTCCATCGGCTCGACCGAGAGCCGCTCCATGGGGCCGCGGTTGCGCTTGTCGGCCTTGGCGGCCTGGGTCACTTTTTCGGAGGCGAGGGCGTTATTCATTAGCATTCACTTTCGGGGGAAATTTCCCCGTCATCCCATCCAGCCGTAGGCGCCGGCGGGGCGATGGGGGCTTTCTTTCTTCGGCTCTTTACCCTTGGGCGGCTTCAGCGCCACGCCCAACATGCGGAACGCGTCGGCGGGGTGGGAGCTATCGTCATGCAGCGGTTCGCGCGTCTTGGTTCCCAGCTTCTCGATCTCGCCGTAGCGGTAGCGCCTGAGCGCCTGCAAACCGTCCGCGCATTTCTCCCGGTCAAACCAGCACTGCGGGAAGATCGACCGCGCCGCGTTGATCCCATCGGCCACCGAGAGCATCGGCACAATCTGCACCTTGCGGCCGGCCGCGCGCATCAGCTCCTCGATCGAGCGGCCCGTTCCCAGCTGCCGGGCCCGCGCGTCATGCGGCAGGTAGTCCGTGCCGTAGATGTAGGGCCGGTCCTGCAGCCGCTTCAAATAGTGCGCCAGAGGTTTCTGGCTGCCGTCCTCGAAATCGATCAGCCGGTATTCAAAGCCGATGGCCTGGGCAAACCAGATCGAAGTGTTATCCGCCCAGCCCAGATCCCAGAACGTGTGCACGGGCCTAGTGGCGTCGTACGGCACGCGCCCGATGCGTTCTTCCTTGTCCACGGCGCGCAGCTCGTTGGCGTAGATCGCGCCTTCGAGCATCGAAACGCAGCAGCCTTCCCAGACGTGCTGGAAGGCGTCGGGATCCTTGCCCCGCAACTCCTCCATCTCGGCTTGGAGCACTTTTGGAAACCACGGGTTATCCTGCCAGCCGATCTTGACCACCACCGAATCGCGCGGCGGTTTGACTACAAACCGCTGGTAGGTGTCGTCCTCTTCCAGGTCGGGGTTGAAGCTGACCCAGATCTCCGAGCCGTCCTTGCGGATGGTGGGGATGAGTTTCTGCCAGCTCCCCTTGCTGACTGCCTGGGCTTCCTCGACCCACACCACATCGCAGCCTTCGAGAGACTTGATGTTATCGACGTTGTGCTTCAGGCCGGCGAAAACGATCTCGGTCCCGTTGGATCCGAGAATCGCGGCCTTCTGGACGTCGTAGTGGCCGCCCAGCCCGAGCTCCACAATCTGGTTCTCGAGTAGTTGGTGCACCGATTCGGCGATCGACTTTTGGGTTTCGCGTGCGCACAGAATGCGCATCGGCCTTTGCGCGCCCTGAATCAGCAGCGCGCGCGCAAACCCCCAGCTCTTGGATCCGCCGCGCCCGCCGTAGGCGACCTTATACCGGCTCGGCTGAAACAGGAACTGTAGTTTTCTCGGGAAGTCCGCTTCCATTCGCGTCTACAAATCGAACCGTTATCGACGACTGAATCGGGCCGCCGTCCTTGCCGGTGATTTCCTGCCGTTCCCGGTACTTCTCAGGCATGGCGCCGCGCAGCAAAAATTCCGTGTGGTAGTAGCGCGTCACGTGTCCGCACTCGTCGCCCTGGTAAAACACCGGCTCGTCCACGCCTTCGATGGCGCGCGCCATGGCCCTGCCTTCCAGCTCCTCGCAGCCCATCCGCCAGGCGCTCTCGAATGCGGCCTTGTAAACCGGATCCACCTTCAACCGGCGGTAGTGCAGCTCCCGGCGGATACCCGCGGCGCGCGCCGCCCAGCTCACGTTGGGGAGTTGCGCGATCGCGCTCAGGAACGCGCGCACCTTCGGAGTCTTTTTCTTTACGCCGTCTGCCATGGAATCTCGCGGCCGTCGTGGTAGCACCAGCGCGCCGCCACGTTGCGGACGTCCAGGTGTACGAAGCCTCGCTCGTCGTCGACGCCGAAGCCGTGGAACGCATTCAGGGCCACGGCCGCCGCGTACAGCTCGCGGGCGGTCATGCCGGCCACCTTCACGTCAGCGGCCTTGCCAAGCACATGCTGAGAACCGGGCGCTCCGCCTACCGCGGCGTTGTGACTCTGGCAGCGGCAGCCCGACGTTACCCGTACGGGCAGATTCAGAAACACGCGCAGGCGTTCCAGGCCTTCCACCAGGCCCAAGTCGATCGCGTCGAGCCCGCAGCCGCAGGCGCAGGTAAATTCGGCGCGCGTGAAGTGCGCGGTGAGCTGCACGGGGGTCATTGCTCGTCGTCCTCGATCTCGGTTACCTGCACCGTCTGCAGGTCCATCTCGCGATGGATGAGCAGGCCCAGCAGCTCGGCTAACGAGAGCTTCTTCACCACCGTTTGCCCGATGGGATTGTCGCGATCACCGCAGGCGAGGCCAAACCACGGACGATGGCGAAGGCTTCGGATAAGGTTCATTTTTGTAAAGGCGATTTCGCCAGGTAGGCCGCGCCGGTGGTGGCCGCTCCTACTCCCAGGCCGGCGCCGGCGCCGCCGAAATGGCTGGCCAGGAGGCTCAGGCCGATGTTGGCGCCCAGGATGGCTATGGTCTGGATTAGAGACTGCCACCACTTCAGGGGCGCGGGGGTTACGGGGGTTGGGGTCATAACTTGTTTTTTCGCGAAGCGGGGAAATTTCCCTTGGGCGGCATTGGTCGGGTGGCGCCGCACAGGTCCCACGAGATCAGCTCGTAGATTTCCGGCTCATCGTCGGGTTCAAAAAAGCGCTTGCCGCGCATGGCATACCCCAGTTACGCGGCCAGGCGGCGCCGCAGGGTTTTGGCGCCACTCGACCAGAAATTGTACGCGCGCGATTCGGCCGCTCTCCGTGGCTCGCTGTCGTTGCGGCGGCCGATGCTTTCTAGCGTCGCTCCCGCCAGCACGCTCCGGACGGCCGCGCGCTGCTTGGGCCGGAGCGCCTGTATCCCGCGCTCGACCCTCTGCCAGCGCTCGATGGCCTCTATGCGCTCCAGTTGTTTGGGGGCTACCGCGGCGTGGCCGTAGCGCGTACTGAGAGCTATCAGCACAATGCCAAAATCGTGGTTGCCCGCGCGCGCGATGGTGTGCTCGGCGCGCAACTGATCCAGCACCGATTGGCGTATCACGAGGGGCGCGTATTGCGGAAACCGCACCGTAGCCCGCGCCGGGTCGTAACGCTCGATCGCGTGCATGAGCCCGATGGCGGCCATCTGCTCCAGGTCCTCGATATCCGCGCGGTGGTGCCGGCCGAACTTATCGAAGAGTCTCCATGCCTCGCGCCGCGCCAAAGGCAACCACTGGGCGAACATCTCGCCATTGCGCTCCGCATCGAATTTCTTCACGTCGGCCAGTTCACGGTACTCGACCGGCCAGTGCGGCCATCCGGTGCACCAGCGCCTTGGCCTGGGCCGGCTTCCCAGCATTGAGCAGCGCCACTGCCTGCCAGAGCTGCTCGCGCAGTTGGTACACCAAGCAAGGCATTTCGCACGAGTTGCATTTATCTTTGGGCGTCGGCGCGGGGGCGCCGGCGATGACGACTTCAGGCGCCGGCACGGTCCAGCCTCCGGCAGATCTCGGCCAGCTTCTCGTCACAAACCCTGTGCGTGGCCAGGCACTCGACGCGCGAGGGGCACTCCGCTTTGATCTTGTTGACCAGGTTTGCCTGCATGCGCAGATTGAGACCGCTCCAGATGAAATTCACCACCAGCGCCGCGGCGGTCACCACTCCGGAGGTGAAATCAACGTGTTGGAGCATGGCGGAAAAACCTCGTTTAGGCGGCGCGTTTCAGGCAGTCGGTGACACTCAGGCGGTACAGGTGTTCGTCGGCGGTGCGCACGTTCTTCAGGTACCACACGTTCTGCGGGTTCGATGCGGTCTCGCTCGAGGAGCTGCGGCGCCGCGGGTTGCCCGGCCGCGCGGGCTCGTTCGAATCGTCGCCAAAGCTGCGCAAGTGGATCTCCACGATTTGCCCGGTCTTGCGTTTGCGAATCGCTCGGGCGTTAGGGGCGCGCGCGAGCTGGCGGGCACGCTGCTCGTCCACCAGGTCGATGCAGTACGTCGGCTGGCGATCGGAGTCCACCGCAAAAACACGTATGGTGTTCACTCGGTCACCGGGGTAGTTTTGCGCCCGCTCCGCCAGGCTGTTCCAAAAGGGAACACTTCACGGCGCCGGCGGCGCCGTCTTGGGCTGGTGCTTCAGCACGTGAACGATCTTGTGCGTCACCTTGACCACGCCCGTGCGCACCGCGCCGCCGCCGAAATACAACATCGCGGCCACGGCGCCGAGGGCTATCACTCCAGCGCTAGGCATCAGGCGGCCTCCGGAGGCAGCGCCACCGCGGTAACGGTGCGGCTGCCGGTATGGGCTTTCACCAGGAACAGCTTATGCTCGGCCTCGGGGATGTGTTTATCGATGGCGTCGGTCAGCGGGAAGTTCACCAGCTCGACGGTCGCCTTGAGTCCCACGAGCTTGCGCAGCCGCAGGAAGCATTTCCACTTGCTGATAACCGTGCGCTCGCTCTTGCGGGGGGAAAGCTGGACACAGTAGGCAAGGCCGCGGGCCTCGGCGGGTTGATCCGCCTTGTGGTCCGCAAACCAGGCTTGGATTTGAGTCTTGAGCAGGGTATGGCGAGGGGTGAGGAGTCGAATTTGGCTATCCAGCGAGCCGAATTCATCGACGATTTCCGCCCGCGTGGGAGCGATCGGCACCAGTTTTGTTACTGCAGATTTCGCAGCCGAGGACACTAGGTAGAGGGTGCCACGGATTTTCGGAGAAAACTATCCGCTATATGGCGGTAACCCTTTTGCGGGTATTGGAGGGCACAGCGGGGTCGCGTTACAGTGGGATCAACGGGCGCCGTGTCCTCGGCACTTCCCCCCTGAATGAAACATCTCTCCAACAGTCAGATTGAGCTCGGCACGCGTGAAATCGCGGTGCTGCGCGAGCTGGTGCGGGCGCGCACGTTCAAGCGCATCGCCGGCCAGCTCGATATCGAGACCGCTACCGTGAAAAGCTATGTCGGCGCCCTGTGCGCGGAGCTCGGCCTGGCCACGCGCGCGGAGCTGACCACCTGGGCATTCCAGCACCCCGAGGCGCTGCGCGGCCAGCCCGTCGATCCGGCGCCGCACACTCCCGATTGCGCCTGCGATGGCCCGTACTGCAGCATCGTGAACCCGCCCCGCTTCCAGCTCGTCTGGGTGCAGCCCAAGGCCGCCTGAGGGCCCCACGATTTAAGTAGCGTGCGGCCGGGGTGTCACCCGTACAATGTCGCAGAGGGCAAATTTCCCCTCGGAGGCAGAAATCCCATGGCAGAGGTCAAATGGATCGACGATGTGGAAGCCGCGCGCATCCTCGACCTGAGCGTGAAACGCGTGCGGCAATTCGGCGACGCCAAGATGCTGCGCACGCGCGGCGAAACCAACCCCGAGACCAACCGGCCGCGCACGCTGTACCATGCCGGCGATGTGGAGCGGCTGCGAGAGGAGCGCCTCAAACGGGTCAAGGTGACCACGCGAGCGCTCGTGAAGCAGGCCGCCGGCGAGGGCCTGGTGCTGCGCGAGCCCTACAGCCGCGAGGAAATCTCTTCCCCGCCGGCCGCGCAATTCCAACCGCACGAGTGGCTCACCTTCGCCGAGGCCGCCCAATACACCAGGCTGCCGGCGCGCGTGCTGGTCGAGGCCGTCAAATCAGGCGAGCTCAAGCGGCGCGACGTCGGCATTGTGAAAGGGCATCGGTTCCGCGTGAAGGTGGCCGACCTGGATGGGTTCGCGGGCGTGCTTGCGGAGACGGCTCGGTCGGCCGGCAACAAACGCTGACACGCCGATCTGTTCTTCGCCTTCTGTTCGGTGGGGCTTGGAAAATCGGTTGCGAAATCCTGCGGACCAGGAATACCATTACAGGCAGTTTCATACTTTGATTTTGGAAAATGCTGGTCCCATTCTTATGGGAGACCGGCAGGGGGAAAGTAGAGGGGAGCGGGCTGTTGGCGGCCCGCTCCAAGCAATTCAAATACGCGTCTTCGTCATGACCAGCATCCCCCAAGACGGCTCGCCAGTCAAGCGCGAAATGCAGTTGCGCGCGAGTGCGGAGGTGGGGTACGATGCTTTCCAGTTTGAGGCTGCGG